GTTTAGATGTTACTTGGGACCAAAAGAACGGTGTGAACACATTATTCTTTGAACCAACTTGGCAAAGTATGCTGGAATTAAACTCTTTTAGAGTTCTTCCAAATGTCAAAAACAAAAAGAAGATTGGCTTTGTTAAGAAGCTTGAAAAAATACTTCAAAAAGCAATTGGTTGTGGATTCACACCAAAAGGTTCTACTTCAGTATATGATAGAACTATTGAAGTAGACCCTGTAAAAGTCAACATGCAGCAGTGTATTGATGAATTTAAAGATACTGTGATTGAACAGAACTTTAGAAAGACAGGCAACATGAAGTATGACCTTACAGGAACTGAATTAATGGCTGTTATTGTGCAGTTAATTCAAGATTCTTTGCCAGGTGAATACCAAAGATTATTTTGGTTTGGTGATAAGTCTAGCAATGACCCAACACTTAATATCACAAATGGCTTCTGGTCGGTTTATGCTGAACAGTTAGTTCTTTCTAATCAATCACCTTATATTGATTCTAATAGTGGCGCACCTTTAGCACCTGGTGATGGTTTAGCACTTCTTAAGAAGATGTAAACGTTTCTATGTTAGTAATTCAGTTTTTGAAGCTGTAGAAGATGACTATGAAGCTTTAGGTGGTGGTGATGGTGGAAGAGTTCAAACAATTGAAGGTGTAACTAAGTTATTCTATAGAGGTATTGAAATTATTCAGGACTGTAACTGGGATACAACAATGCAAGATGACCTTGGGAAGCCTGACAGTCATCTTGCATTGCTTACTACACCTGATAACTTAATCATGGCAACTAACATGCAAAGCGACCTTAATAAAGTTGAAGTTTGGTATGATAGAAAAGATGAATTGAACTACATTAAAGTTAATGGTGAATTTGGAACCAATTTTGTTCATGCTGCTTTCTTTGTGATTGCATACTAAAAACAATCAATTATGGCTGGATGCTTAACAGGCGGCAGTGTTAAAAACTGTAACGCAAAAAAAACAGGGGGTTCTAATTGGCTTTATTTGGCTGACCGTTCAAACGTTGCTTCAATTACCGTTGGAGCAAATAATGAAATCACAGGTATTACAATGGTAGTAGGTGAAGTTTTCTATAAGTTTGAATTTGCTGCTAACAAATCACAATTCTTAGAAGCATTGAATAATGAAGGTGGTCCACAGGTTACACAAACTTATACAATGGTTTGGGAATCTTGGGATCAAGACCAAAGGAACCTTCTAATGGATATGATAAATTGTAATTGTGGTATGGTTGCAATTCATAGTGAAAACACAGGTAAGCAATGGTTCTGGGGCTACGAAGAAACAGAAGAAGCTTATTTGTTCACAGGTGATAGAGATAGTGGAACAGCTAAGTCTGACATTAACCAAGTTACACCTGTACTTCAAGCTTTGGCTACAGAATATGCTAGAGAATGGACCCTTGGAGTGGGTGGAATACCAATATAGAAAACACTATTTAATCTATATATATAAAAGGGAAGGAATTAAAACCCTTCCCTTTTTTTTATAAAAACTATAAATAACTAAATAATGGCATACAGTAATAAATTAAGACCTAGAAAGAAGATAAAGAAATGTATTTTCTTTGGCAAGTTTGGAAAATTTGACTGCACAGAAGGCGTAAAATGGGAAGACTTCACAGAAGAAATGCTTATTTCATTTGCTAATTTGCATGATGCAAAAACAGTAGGTTTTCATTTGATTGGAGAAGTACCAAAAGCAGAAAAAACTACTAAGAAACTAAGTAAAAAGCCTTCTACGGATGACCTACAACCAGAAGAATAGAAACAACAAAAAAAAGCCTAACCTAACAGGGAAGAAGCCAGAAAAAAACATTTTAGCTTCTTCTAGTATTGTTCAGGGTATAGATACTAGTATTTTACAGGAAGACCTTTATAAGGAATTTAGCACTGACAAAAACAATACTTTTTCAAGTATGTTAGTCAATGATGAATGGGTTAGGTTCTTCGATGCTCGGTCTAGTTTCTTAAAGGGAATGATGGCATTAGTAGGTAATTCAACTACCTTAAGGAATGTAGTAAATCAAAAGACTAGCCTTACATTAGGTGATGGTTTTGTCCCTATTTCTTCAGATAAGGTGCCATTCTTACAAACATTAAGGAAATTGTTTAGACTTCAAAAAGCAGATGAAGATGCTATTGAACTAATTAATACCTTAATAGGTAATGTGAATCTTAATAATGAAACTTTAGAAGAAGTAATTGAAAAAGTTGCATTTGATTGGTGGGCATTTGGCAATGCTATGGTTGAATTAAAGAAAACAACAAGGAACGGTGAAGAAGTTGTTGTTATTTATCATATACCTTTAGACCAAACAGCAGTAAAAAAAGCCAATTCTAATAACATAATTGAATCAATAGGTGTTTCTTCTGATTGGCAAACAGCTTCAACGGATCCTAGTTGCATCACAGAAATACCTTTGTATCCTGAATTTGATAATGAAGGGCGTTCTGCTATTCACATCAAAAACTATGCACCAGGCTTCTTTTATTGGGGGCTACCTGAAAACATTGCAGCACGATTTTGGGCAGAAATTGAATATAGAATTCCAAAATACAACATAACCAAATTTAAGAATGGTTTTGTTCCTTCTGCTTTTATACAATTATTTGGTTCACTAACACCTGAAGAAGCTAATGCAATAATTGCAGATTTTGAACAAACTTTTACTGATACAGGTAAGAATTCAAAGCTACTTTTACAGGTTCTTAGGGATGAAAAATATAAAGCTTCTGTAAATATCTTAGAAGATAATTCTGATGGCAATTACATGGACCTTCAAAAGTTAGCAAGCCAGGCAATAGTAACTGCTAACAGATGGACTATGAGTTTAGCAGGCTTTGCTACTAGTGGGAAGCTAGGAAGCAACCAACAAATCAGGGATGAATTAGAATTTGTAACTAATACTACCATTAAGCAAGGAAGAAGAAAGATAATGCAGTCTATCATTAATCCTTTTATTAAAGAGAATGCAAAGCTTAATGATTCAATGAGTGGTGTAATGTTGCACATTGCAAATATGAATCCTATTTCATTAGCTTCTATGTTAGACCCTAAAACAATACTTTCAAAGAATGAAATGCGTGAAGTGTTCGGTTATGAACCAATAGAAGAAACTAATGCACAGGCTTCAACAGATGAAGAAGTAGAAGGTCAAAATTAAAAGCTATGAGTACAGTAATAACACTAATACAGGCTGAAGAAGTAGTTAATCAAGGGATTGTAAAGGGTTCACCTTTATCAAGTCGTTTTGATGCTTCACAAATTAGCCCTAACATAGAAGAAGCTGAAAGAAGATTTTTTAAAACATTCATTAATGATGAATTCTATAATGATTTAGTAGCACAAAAAAACCCTACACCTTCTAACTATAACAATGATTTAGGACCTATTGTATTAGCTTATCCTAATAATGCATTATATGAAACATTATGGACACAAAAGTTTTTTTCTTATCTTTCTAGGGCTTGTTATCACGAATCTTTGGATAATATAGTTGTACAAATTGGTTCTAATGGTGCATTTGTCAATGATACAGAATATGGTCAAAATGTGGGCATTTCTGGGCTTAAGTTCTTAAAGGATTCAGCACTTCAAACTTTAGAAGGAATGCAACCTAGTATTATAAAGTATCTTTGTGATAATAAAGCAAATTATCCTTTGTGGAATTCAGAAGAATATTGTGGGGAATGCAGTGATAATAAAAGGCAGAACAGGCGGTTTTGTTTTCAAATAAAAAATAAATCAAAAAAAATGAGTACTAAAAATTTAGCTAAAACTATAACTGTTTTAGAAGATGGTAAGCTTAGTGTTTTTTTAAATAGTGGGCAGGAAGTTTATATTCAACCACCTTTAGTTGTTGACACCTTAGATAATATTGATGAATTAATTATTAGAGGTGAAGACAAAAACAATGCAAAGGTTGATACAACAGTTTCAGAATTAGATGGTGTGCCATTTGCAGGTACATTTGAAGACTTAGAAACAGCTTTAAGAGAATTAGCCAAAAAAGGAAATGGTTTATTTTCAGGGGCTTCTGGTGGTGGTGGTGGTCTTCCTCCTGATGCAGCAACAGAAACAAAGCAAGACGTTCAAATTGACCAGCTGGATGAAGTTCTATCTAATCAAGATGAACAGACAGTTTTTCAGGAAAAGATTACTGAACAGTTAGCAGTTAGGGGTGTAAATACTTACATAGATTTGTCACTATCTGCTTCTACACCCTGGGCAGGGTTCCCTGTTACGATTAATGAATTTCAATGGAATGATGGCACATTTTTTCCTGCTAACACCTACCCAATAACACCTACTGAAGTAAACGATACTACAGAACTTGCTGATTTATGGAATGCAAATGTTCCTGATAATTTACTTGAAGCTAGGGATTCAAATACATTATACATAAAAGAAGGTTCTGCCCCTATTCCAACAGATAACAATGGTTTAATTCAATTTTCTACTTCTGTTCCTGCTTTTGGTGTATTTCCTTATATTAAAGTTGCTGCATGGTCAGAAGAACCTGATGCTGTAGAATCTTCTGTTAATAAAATAGAAAACAAGGTTACACAATTAGCAGATGGTGGTGAAAGTTTAGTGTCTACTGAAAATGGGATTGCAACTTATAACAATCCCACTAATATTGCAATCACACTAGTTCCTGCTGCAGTAAAAAGAGAAAACGTATTCATACAATGCCATTCTGGTTCACTTTGGATAAGACTAAAGCCAGCTGCAACAACTCCAAATGAAAGAGAAGGGATTTATTTAAAGGCTATTGATGGTGTACCAGCGCATGCGAATATTCCTACACTTTCAAACGGTCAAAAATACACAGGCGAAATTTCACTTATTAATGCAGTTGATGGTGAAGAACCTACTTATTCTATAAGCATTCTAAACAGACCTTAAAATGATAGAAGTATATAATCCAATAGACAACATTCTTCCTTCTTCTTATCAAACATTTGATTTTGTTAATGTTGAAAATTTAGGGCAAAATTTAGATGATGGTGTTTTTTATGGTAGTGGTTCAATAGTAAACCCAGGCAAGTTTGATAAATATAGGATTTATTTATCTGGGGCTAATCCTGGTGCAGGTGAATCTGGGCAGCTTAGATTTGGCATTTATGATGCTAATTTTTTGCTGATCAGAGAAGGCAACCTATTAGTTGACCAAACGACAGTTCTTAATGAATTCAAAGATTTTAGCATTCCATTGCTAAGACTTGCAAAGCCTACTGTTCTATATTTTGTATTAGGTAAAAATGATGAAGTAGGGAATTTAAATATTCAATGTCCCCGAATTGATGGAAGTGGAACACCGAACACAGATGTAATTTTTGATTTTACGAATGTATCTGGTGCTTTGCCTGCAGATATTTCTGCAATAAGAACCACAGGAAATAGGGTATTTTACAACGGAATTTATAAAACAGATTAATATGTTTTTTGAAAACAAAACAAGCTATTACTACATAGTTAAAAATATAAGTGTTGCAGATTTAGCTGTTGCTACTACTGCAAATGCTGTTGTTCAAAGTGGATCTATTAGTTCAGATAATTTTCACATTATAAACTATTCAGAGCAGTATTCTTTTGATGGTACAGAAGATTATGTTAATACTCTTGAAATGCAGCAGTACCCAATTTCAAGTGTTTCACCTGCATTTTGGGATTTAGTTGGTGAACTAAACACACCGGCAACACACATGGCAGCACATAAGAAATTTAGACCATTTGCGCAGAATGACAAAGAACTATGTTCTGCATTGTTTGAAGATTTGGCTGTTCACTTAAAATATGTAATTGTTGCTACACCTACAGAGCGCTATACATGGTATGATGGGGCTTTATCTCCTTTGGTCATGGCTTTGTCTTGTGGTGACTTATTGGCAGCAGCAACTTTTTTAGGAACTTTCACAGGTGCAGCATTAGCGGCTGCATTTGGAAAAGGTACGGCTGCACAATGGCAGCAACTTCTGGACCATGTTAATATGATGGCAATGCCACACTTAGAAAAATTCCCTAGATAATTTTTATTTGCTTCCCCTAGCGAATAAATGTATTTTTAAAATAAGTAATCCCTTTAAGCTTTAATATTCTAACAATGTTTGAAATTGTAATTGAAAGATTAGCACAAAGTTCTGATGTAATACTTGTAATGGGTGTAGTGATAGCTGTACTATTCAGAATGCTAATGTCTGATAAAAAAGAAGCTAAAAAAGAACGTGATGCCCATAATAAGGCTATTGTAAAACTAACCCTATCAAATTCAAAGAAAATTGAAGATTTGAATGCAGATATTTTGCAGGCTTTGATAGATTCTACTGCAGCAATGGTTTCAGTAGACAAAAACTATACAGAGTTAAGAAATGAGATAAAAGATAAAAACAATGGTAACTAAAAGCATTAGAGAAGAAGCAGTTCATGCCCCATTAAGAAAAGCTATTGATACAAATAAGAAATTAATAGAAAAGATTAAGCAGAAGATGAACAAGCCAGAAAAGGAAGAGAAAAAAAAAGCAGTAACAAAGATAAAAAAATTATATCCTACTTCCACATATTCAAAGGTTGGGCTGTTGTTAGGGGCTATTATAATTTTTGGTTCAATGTGGGCTTCTATTGTTGTTCCTGATGTGTTAGGTGTAATAATTGCATTCATTGAATCTTTGGACCCATTGAAGCATTTAAAAGGTGGTAATGCTTTGGACCCTTCACATTTTGTAATGTTTATAAAATAACTATATTATGGCTTTAGTATTAACAAGTAGTACACCATTAGAAGAAAATTATGCAGAATTAGAAGATGATGCAACAGCAGGACATGACCAAGGGGCTATTTCTACAACCATAGATATAGATGAAGAATACACAATTAACCCTACAAAGGTTGTTCAATGGCTAGTGCAAAAGGCTACTGAATATTTATGTCCGCAATGTGGACTTCCTTAAGAAGATATTTGTCTTTCTATTTATTATTATAGTTTTTGCCCCTGGTGTAGTGAACCAGGGGCTTTTGTTTATAAGGAGAATGCAACAGGAAATTTTTCTTTTTTACTATTATTGAAATTGAAAATTAGTTTTTTAACTTCCTTATTAGTGTTGTAATAATTCCAAGCTTTTATAATTAAGGCTTTTTTAACCATTGAAGGCATTGAACGAATGGCAAGCTTATCAGATATTAATGCCTGCCTTAGTAATGCAATTGAATTATTTGTTACATTCATCCCTGTGCACAATTGTTCCATAAAATCATTGCTTTTGTTTGGGTTTCTAGCATCAAAAAAAGCATTAAATCCACCTACCATTGAAGGAGATAATATTTGTGAAAATGCTTTATAGTTCTTCATTGTTGCTGTGCTTAATTGGTCCCAATAATCTTCTTTTTCATGGTACATATCCAAAAGCAATTGATTAGTTGTGTTTGCTCTATTAGTTTTAGAAGATGCTTTATTGGTTAGGCTTATATAAAAGTTAATTATAGAAGGTGTTAATATTGCATTCTTCACACCTGCAATGTGGAAAACGTCACCAGGACTTCTTTTTGTTCCTGTATCAATAACATTAAAAACAGCATCATCTACACCAATAGCAACATGTAATGAAATAGAAACACCTGAAACAACTATTGCTTCCAGCCTGTGCTGACCATCTAAAACTTTTCCTGTTTTTGATATTTTTATACTTTCACCTGTGTCTTCCTTCCATTTTCCTTCTTTCATATCAGAAGAATATTTTTTTACTGTATGTGGCTTTAAAATTCTGTTACCTGTGTTTGCTTCTAAGTATTGTTTAGCAATTTTTGGTGTAATTAAAATTTTTTGAAATTCCATTTTTATTAAGTTTATTAAGTTTTAAATTAATTTATCTATTCTTTCAATAGTCTTAAGCGTTTCTTCACTAAAATTAGCAAATATTTTGCACCTTGGATGTGTTTTACTTTCTAAGCTTTTGTAAATCTCAAAACGTGCATTATTTTCATATTCATTATTATAAAGATAGGAGCATATTAAAGTAAGGTATTTGTTTTGATATTCTTTCAGTTCTTCTTCCATGTCTCCAATTTATCAAGGTCATACTTATAATAAATCCACCTTATTTTGTTTGAATAGGTTTTTGATAGGTGGTAGTGGCAATGCTCTAATTGATAAAGCCAGCCATTCAAAGTTTTAAATTCTAACTCCTTATAACAGGTTTGATTTAATACCTTTGCCCAGGCTTTGAAGCATTCTAACCTGCTTGAAAATTCAGCATAAACACCATTATACTTAATCCCTAGATAGTTATTATTTTCTTTGGCTAACCTAGAACGACCATATCCAGATTCTAATGCAGCCATTGCCATAAGCAAACCCTGGGGAAGGTCGAATTCCTTAGAAACTGCTTCTGCATCATTCCAAATTGAATTGAAAAACTTAGAAACATGATCTGAATTGATACCTTTTAAAATGTCACCACGAACTGAAGCATGGCATTGTGTTGAAATAAGTAGTGAAGTGATTATTATTATTATTATAGTTTTCATTGTTTTATGTTTTTTATAAATATCCTCTAATTTCTGAATTATGGTCAAATATTCTTCTTCCTGTTGCTAAGTCAATGAAAGAAGGTCTAACTTCACCATTTTTTTCAATCTTATATGAAATTATTTCAGCATCATATTCACCATTGAAATTATCTAGCTTAACCTTTGCCCCTACAGGGTACAATGCTTTTTTTGCTATATAAGCATTTTCTGTTGCCTTCTGTGCATCTTTCAATGCCTGCACTTTTTTAAGGTAATTTTGAAAATCTTTGTCTTCTTTTGCTGCTTGTTTTGTCATAATCTTTTGTATTTAATCACTTTACTTTTGCAAAAGCGATATGTTGAAAAATAAATTACACTATTATCTTCTGCCCATTTATCAGGGCTGAATGAATGGTTATTTGTAACTAAGAAGAACATTCTGCCATTCCTTTGTTCTAGGAACACTAAAACACAATAACCTGACACACTAACAGGTTCACCTATTGCTTTGTATGATTGACTAGGTGTATCCCTGTTTGCACTTTCATCTTTGGTAAGCTGTATCTTATCACCATGTTCTAATTGGTGACTAAAATCACCTTTTTCTTCCTTTTTGAATAGCTTTGATATTATTTTTAGTATCATTTTAAAAGTTTTCTGAATTCTCAATAATATAATATTCTACTTTTTGCAGAAGAACCTTCACATTCTCAATAATAGACTTACCATGTTTTGTTTTTAAAGTTGGTAATTCTAAGGATGCTATATTTTTTGCAAGATTTAAAACCTTTTCTTTATCAGGTGCAGCTTCTGCTTTTCTAGCTTCTTCTAATTTTAATCTTTCAGCTTCTTCTTCTTTCTCTTTTCTTTCTCTAATTTCAGCTTCTAGTGCTTCCTGCTTTTTTCTTTCTTCTGCAAGAATAGCTTCTTGTTCTTCTTTCTCTTTTCTTTGGGCTTCTAATCTTTTATTTTCAGCTTCCTTTGCAATTCTTTCTTTTTCTTCAGCTTCTTTTCTTAATTTCTTGTTTTCTTTTTCTAAGGCTTTTCTTTCTTTTTCCTTTTTAATTTCCTCTAATCTTTTTCTTTCAGCTTCAGCTTCAGCTTCTTTTCTTTCCTGCTCTAATCTTTCAGCTTCTAATGCTTCAGCTTCTTTTTTGGCTTTAAAGCTGGCTTTTGTGCCGATTAAGAAGTTCTTCCAAACTTCATCATTAAAAACACCTAAGTTTTCAGGGATAACTGCACAATCATATTTTTTCAATTCTGCAATTCTTTCTTCCTGTATTTTTTCAATTCTTTCTTTTTCTATATTTTCAAAATGCTTTTCAATGTTAGAAAGTTTAGTTTCTACACCTTGGGAAGCCATTAATTGCGCATTCTTCCAGCCATCAACAAAACGCCCACCTTGAAGATAAAAAGCTTTAAGTTCTTTATGTATTTTAGAAGTTGAAGTTCTTACTTTTACATATTTAAGTCTTAATTCTTTGGCTTTTTTGCAGGTTTCTTTTGTTATTTCAAGCTTATTAACTGCATTAAATTCTTCTTCTAAAGCTTCCATTTTATCAAGCATAGGCTTAAACATTTTTGAAATATCTGCAGCTTTAGTTTCTTCAAGTCCGTATTCTTTTGGATCTACTTTAATTAAGTCTTTCATTGTATAGTTTTTATTATTGTTATTTATAAAGTTCTTCTAAATATTCATTTCTTATTTTTGTAGCCATTAGAATTTTCTTTTCAAACATGGCACAAAGTTCTTCATTCCTTTGAATTTCTATTGTATGAAGTGCTTTTTTAGCTGTCTTTGGGTTATTCATCAATCTTGGATCAAAGGAAGACCAAAAAGCATTTTCTGAACCTAGAACAAACATTTGATGATGAACTTGAAAATACTTCTGCTTATCATAAGCCAAAAGTTCAATATCATTTTTTATTTTGGTATGTTCCATGTGTATCTTCCTACTTTTGGGGCATTTATATTCTGAAGGTGTGGTTTTGTTTTCTGTATCGTCTGGGCTGGTTCCTGTCTCTAAACCTTCAACTTCACAGAATGCCATTTTTACCCTATCAGAATTGTAAAGGTTTCTTTGTTTGAAAACATTAGAAGCAACAGGTTCCCATTCATTGCCCCAATCACAGGCAGCACCACCTGCATTAATTTCAGCCTGACCATAGTAAATATCTAAAGCCTTATTATAGATGTAATTTAAAGCAGAATGTGCTATTATATCAATTGTTTCTATTCCTGTGATAGCAACTATTAGTTCATTTCCTAAAGCATTTATTTCACAGCTTCCTTTTATAAAGTCTTTTAGGTTTTTCTTTGCTTCCTTACATTCTGCAGAAGTCTTTGCTGAATTTGGGTATAAATAGCCCCAAACATAATTCATATATTCATTAGTCATTATAGAATAATCAATGTCTTCAACAGTATGATCTAAATTTGTTCCTGCTCGCATTCTTTTTACAACTTCAATAGCACGTTCTTTTTTTGTTGGTTCATTGAACAGGTTGTAAATAGTGGAAGAAGTGAATTTTCCAAGTCTTACATTATGCCATTCTTCAGTTTGTTGTTGTCCGTAATGGTATATTCTTTTTCTATTTTGCATCTTCTTCAGTGTTTTCAAGCATTCCATTAATAATATCTTCATCTTCCTTAGATACCTTTTTCATTGTCTTCAACTTTGCCATTGTATTCCCTTCTTTTTCAAGCCATTTAACAGCCCCAGCAATATCTGTAATAGGTTGAAGTTCTATGATAGGCAAAACAGGTCTTATTCTTATTCCTGATACTTTGGTTCCAGCCATTGAAACATTGTAATTAACATACAATTCAATCTTCAGGTTTAAATTGGTCCATTCATTGACATTTGAAGAACCTAAGAAGCCCCTAATAATGTCTGAATTATGAGCATTTACAACCATAGGCTTAGTGTTTTTTTCTTTGAAGAATGCAACCAGGCATTTGTCTACTTTTCGACCTGCTACCTGCCTATTTTCAAAGTATTCAATCTTATCTAATGTAAGAATTGCAATGCCATTGTCGTTTTCAGTAAGTTCTTCTACATCTGCACTTGCTAAGTGATCAGATTTAAAAGCATTTCTATAGTGGAAGAATTTATTGTTTTTCATAATTTTATAATTTTAGATGTGGTATAATTAAAAGTTGATTTGAATGTTTTTGTACAGATAAGGCTGTCTTAGTAGCCTGTTATAATGCTTTTTTGCATACTCTAAGCTTTCTTTTGGGTAGGTCCATGCTTTTGTTCCTCCTCCTCTAATTTTGTGTATTTGGTGGGTGCATGTAATAAAGCAAACATTATCAAAAACAAGACCTATAACTTCAGATTCATTTTGATGTGTAAATTCTACTATTTGGGTTTTTATTTCTCCTACATTACCACTAAAGCCACCTGCCCATTTATTATTTTGTTGCTTATTAGTAAGTAATTCAACCATTATTGAAGAATCAATTAATGCTAATGCTTCAATTGCTTCTGCTCTTGTCATTTCTATTGTTTTCATTA